TTCAAGCCATTCGGAACGTCGGTGCAAAGGAAGTAACCATTGGTGTCAGTCAAGAAGTGGTTGACACTGTAGCCTTCCGGAATCGAGCCGTTGTTCTTCAGAGCGTTGATGTCGTTGTTGTTGGTGCTAACACGCAGCTCAGTCTCAAGCAGGCGGGTCGCAACGAACATCAGGTTCGGCGGAACAATCAGCTTACGCGGCTTGGCGGCAATCAGCAGACCACGTTCGTCAGTCCATCCGGCGATCTGAATAACGGCGGCTTCCAAGGAAGTCTCGTTCAGGTCAGCCATCGTGGCTTGCGTGTTGCTGTTAGTACCACCAGACACCAACGGGTGAGCAGTCGAGAACAGAACTTGGCCGTCGCCACCGGTATAACCAGCGGTGAAGCCGTTGTTCAGCGTTGCAGCACCCTTAACCTGCTTGGTGTAAGCCATCGCACGAGCCAGACCCTTGGTATAACGAGCCGACAGGCTGTCATACAGGTTGTCTTCAATCGCCTCTTCGGTGATCGAGAAACCAAGGGCAATGGTTTCGTGCTGGTAACGGGCAGTAAACGCTTCTTGAGCGTTGTCATACTGGATTGCGTTACCTTCATTTTTAACCGGCGCAGCAGAGAAACCGGACAGCTTGGTTTCTTCTTCAAACGAACGCTCGGAAGTCTCAGTTTCGTAGATTTCCTTGTGCTCTTCGCCGTAACGTGCGTACTCCAGACCGAACAATGCGTTCAGGCCGGGGAGCAGCTCTTTCAGTAGTTGTGCGCGTGAAATAGCCATTAGTTATCCCCTTAGATGCCAGCCGCGCCGCGATACATGTGAACACCAGCAGTCCAAGTCACCAGAACTTCGGTGAACGAACCAGCGGCATTAACAGTGTCAGGGACAACGTCAATTACTTTGAGCGGAAGCGTAGTCGCAGTACCAGTGGTGCTGAGAATAGCCAGTTTGCTGTCACCGGTGATGGTGCTACCGATGTTGTTGACCATAGCAGCCGTTGCACCAACCAGACCAGCGCGATCCCTGCCGCTGATGGTGGTAGTACCGGACACAATGGCAACCTTCATGACCAGATCGGGATCGTCGGCCACAAACGCTTGAATCGCGTTGGCGGTATCAACGGTGCCGGTCGTGGCAGCAGGGAAAAATTGCGAGTACACGCGCTGTCCTGACGTATTAATGAAGGAACAGCCCATGAAAATACCTGCAACTTGGACCGGAGAGTCAGTGCTAATTGCAGCCGTACCCCAAACAGTACCAGAAGCGGACATCGACACAACATCGCCAAAGAAAATGGCAGTGCCGTGACCACTAGTGATAGCCATCTGACGGGTAGCGCCAGCAAAAACCTGACCACCCAGCAAATTGACAGGACGGAACCCGTACGGGGCGTCAATTGTCGGATATGCCATAAAAATACTCCTGAATGGTTAAGTAGTTCCGCGCCCAAACGACACATCAGACCTACGCTCCTTGAAGAGCGGCATCCGCGCATCACTTTGGCGCATCAATGTGTTGTCCACAGCCTCGGCTTGTGCTTGGGTCTGAGCTGCGTAGTATGCAGATCGTTCCTCAATCATTTCAACCGGTGCTTTGCACAACACCAATCCCCCAATTTCGATGTTGTCTTTGAACCGACTTGTCGAAGAGGGGTCGTTATGCGTATACATTTCCGGATGGTCTTCAGCCTTAACAGGCGTCCAGCCTTCCCGAAATTTGGATGAGACGTTCATAGGGTCAGCTTGGCCCGTAACGCTCGTCCGAATCCACCTGAATACCCAACCCTTCTGCGGTGCAGGAGAGGGCAAGAGTTCCGGCGGGGTCCAATGTTTTTTGCGCTGTGTGGTTTCTCTACTTTCCAACTCACGAGCGAGACGATTTTCAGCCATTGTTGTTCTCCAATTTGATAACTTCTTTCGCATACGCTTCGGGTGAAATGTTCATCCGTTTGGCCAGAGCCATTTGCGTCTGCGTTAATCGCACTTTCATCGGCGCGGTGCTTCGCGTTGCTGGAGCCACCACATTAGCTGCTCTGCGCGGAGTCGATCTCTCAACCGGTTCCGTCGATTGAGTCTGCTCTTCCTCAAAGTTCTCGGGGAATCGCTTCTTCATAGTTTCATCTACTCGGCGGTAGTAGTCCTCACTAGTAGGATCAACACCAGACCGGACAAGCTTCTCATGCAGGCCAAGAGCGAGGGCTGTCATTTCCTCATCCGCGCCGAACCAAGTGTTCCTCTGTCTCCAAGCTTCCGCCTTCGGATCAGCCACTGGTTGGGGCGATCTAACCTGTTCAGTTTTAGTTTGTACACTACTTTCGTCATCTTGTAAAGAGGGCCGAAATCGCTGAAAGTCTTTCAACTTCAGTTTTGCGTCAGTAAGCGCTTCCTGCGCATCCGTAAGCAATTCAGCGTCGCCAGCTTCGTACGCTTGCCTTAACTTTTCTTTAGCTGTGGCAATTTCTGCCGTAGTTGACTTGGTAACTTCTTCGGTAAACATACGTTCACCGTTGTCAAGTCGTTGTTTTAATTGACGATTTTCCTCTTCCTTGCTTTGAGCAAAACGTAATGCTTCTTCGCGCTCTCGGGTAGCTCGGTCTTTTTCACGCCGCTCGTCGTGCCAGACTTTCTTCATCTGGGACAGACGTTTCTTAACTTTGTCGGAGTACTCCTCCAGATCGTCGTCTTCCAGCTCTTTGACAATCTCTTTTGGCAACGGCTCCCTATTGCGGTCAGCAGGTGGGGTATCGTCAATTACTTCGACTTCTACCTCGGGTGCAACCGCCGTTTCCTTTTTGTCCTCGATTTCGTCGGGGAACTTGTAGGCTTCAGCCATGAGTTACTCCTTATGCGTGAGAAAGGCCGCGCGGGTCTTCAACCACGGCTTCTACGGTGTCGTCATTGATGATGCGGAACTCGCGGTCATGAATACGCATGCGGGTTCCGGCGTACGTACGAGTCAAAACAAAATCGCCTTTTTGACACCAAGGGCCAGTCGGGAACCGTTCCTTGTCGCTGTAGGCCATCTCACCTAGCTCAACCACAAACAGCACTTGGGTGGTGATTTCTTCACGGCTAAGGGTTGACTCAGCCTTGATTAGTCCACCTTCATACTTCGCTTCAATGTGCGGAACCATACAAAGTATGCGATAGCCCTTCGGCTTCGGTAATTGCTTTGCTTTATCTTCCGCGCTTTGTTGCGTTGCGATAACATCAATGTCACTCATCGTCTTCGTGCTCCATACGGTTTGCAAGGTCTGCGACAAAATTAAGTGCGCGATCCAGACCCTGAATGATCCCGCACAACTTTGCATACTCAGCAATGTCCTTGAGCGAACCTTGCGAGATGAACTGTTCCATTTCTTTGCGCTCTTCCAAGAACTTGTCTTGAAGGTACTTGAGCGTTTGGTCCATTGTTACTCCTTAATTTTTGATGCGTTCTGTTTAGCTTGTACGGCCATCTTGAGCATTTCCAGCTCTTGCCGCCCCTCCATATCTTTTTCACGCAGTGCAAGCTCGTCTGCCTTGGCAGATGCGTCTGCGGTCATCTTCTTGGCTTTAATCTGCACTTCTTGAGCTTTGATCTGAAGTTCTTGCTGCTGCATCTGGATGAGCGGGTCTTGCGCTTGCTGCGCGGCCTGTTGCTGTTGAGCCTCGGACATGTCTTTCTGAAGCAGTTTTGCAGCTGCCTGAGCAGCCAGTTGTGACAGCTGAATCTCTATCTCCGGCGGCAGGGTGTGGTCTTCGTCAGGCGTAGACATCGGTGGCAGTGCAGCACCGAGCATCTTCTCAATCTCTTTGCGGTACTGGAACGCCACGTGCTCCATGACGTGGGCCATTGCAGCGGCTTGTAGTGCCTGTGCCCCGGGGTTCTGACCCATAATGGCTGCAATTTTGGGGTCTTTCATCGCTGCCATGTGTACGCCAAGATGCGCTTCGTGATCTTGATGCAGGAACGCCTTGACTGGTTTGCCGCGCATGATGTCCATGTTCTCGGTCACCGGGTCTACCGGCTTCATGTCGTCTTGCATCGGCACGATCTTGGAGGCGTTCTTCACACCCAGCGTCTCAATCATCTGGCGGTGAAGTACTGGCAAGTCGTATATCTGGGGTGCGGACTGCGCCAACTGGAGCACAGCTTGATACTGCACAACTCGCTGGCTCATGGTTGAGGCGTTGGGATCGGACACTGGCAAAATGTCCAGATGGTCATAATCGGACTTTTTGGACTTTTTGGACCCTACTTCCGGCTCGTAGCTGTACTCGTCCGGCGTGTTGTCCCGAATGATTGCCGCCAGCAGCTTGAACTCTTGCTTCATGGTGTAGTAGATGCGAGCCTGAACCGCACTCATCACCTTCAACATCCGCTCCAGCACCGCCAATGTCGTGCCAACCGGGGACTGGGCTGAGCTGTCGCTAATCTTCAAGTCGGCAACCGCAGCGAAGCGACGACCGTCTTCCACGATCTTGTCCATCAGGATGACCAAGACTTGACTCGGCTCTTTGTACGGCAGGGCCATGATGTTGTCGCGCATGGTTCCAGACGGGATATCCACGTCACGGAACTCCCCCGGACCGATGGGGGTGTCATCGCCCTTGATCCGCATACCACGGGTCTTCAAGCCGCCGGGCAGGTTGTTCAGGGTTCCCGCGTCTACCAGCTGGCGCATCAGGGACGTAGCCGCTTGCGCATGCCCACCGATCAGGTGAATCAGGCCGAAGTAGTAGAACCCAAAGCCCGGGATGTATCCATAGTGTACGAAGTGCTGGCGCTTCTGTTTGCGCTTGTCGTCCTCCAGCCAGTTGCGCCGTACGGACAGCACGTTCATCGTGCCCTTCTCGATGGTGACGATGTAGGGCAGTGCTATACCGGTTGGCTCGCCATCCTTGTCCTCGTCCTCGTACCCTTCCAGATCGAGGTCAACGTGCATCTCAAGCAGTTGGAACCGGTCGTCCATTGTGGCAGATAGTCCTGTTTCCTTGTTCTTTTGCTGCTCAACCTCGTCCATCGTGCGAACTGGGTCACCAAGGTCGATGTCGCGGTAGAAGCCAGCAACTTGGAGCTTCCTCAGCTCGTTCTTGGTCTTGCGCATGCGGTGAGTAACCCGCTCTGCATCTTCAAGATTCTTCGCGCCGTACGGCACAACGATATCCTCGGCAGTGATAAACACCGCTGTCTGACGATCAAGGCTGGGGTCAAAGTAGATTTTCTTGAAGGCATTACCTGACAGGCACAGACTGATCAGCATGCGCTCATGCTCGGGGCGGTACTCACGCATCACATCAGTGAGCTGATAGTTCATGTCATCCGCAACCCGAACCGCCGCTTCCTTTTTCTCCGAAGTTTCTTTGCCGATGATCTGGGTCTTAACCGGACCCATTGCTGGGAACGTCTCCATGATGGTCTCAGACTGGAACTTGACCGCACTCTCCATCAGGATGGGGTGATACACACCACACGCACCCGACCACGGCTCAGTCCGCTCTTCGTAGTCCAGACCCAGCAGCTTCAGACCCTTGATGTAGGTGTTGAGCCAGTCTTTGCGTGAGCTGATGTCCGTGTCGTAGTCGCCCAGCAGGTCGGAGGCTAGGGTTGTCAACACCCGCTCATCAATCTCGTCGGCTAAGTTTTTGTCAAACTCTTCATCTTCACCCGGCTCAATGTCGATCTCGACCCCACCCATCTTGATACCAACAGACTCCGGGTCTTCGATCTCGATCTCAATGTCCGGTTCTTCAACCAGAGACTCCAGCCCTTGCGGAGCTTGATACAGTGCTTTTTCGACTGACATGATGTGTCCTTATCTAAATTTCGGGCCGGTAAGCCACAACGTGGCAGTGTGCCGTACACCTTGCGTAACAGGCGTTACTCTGTGCGCAATGAATGACGGAAAGGCGATGATGCTGCCTTTCTTCAACTCGGGGTAGAAGACCTCAGAATTCAACCGAAGCTCAAACTCCCCACCTGTAAACTCTTCCGGGTTATTCAATAAACAAACTACCGTGACCTTCCGATCCAGCGGTAGATCAGACAGCACTAT